CGCCCGAATGGGATCGGGTGCAATGCAGTCCGCCTTGAGGGCGGGTACCCCGCCTCTCGAGCCGGGTGCTGATCAGCCGGGGTGGACTCGAGTCGCTAACGGAAGTCAGGTTCGCAGCGGACTCCCTGCTGGAGGGAGCCGGATTCGAACTCTTGGTCCCTCTCACGCAAAAGAGCCACGCCGTCTGGGGCGGCGAGTCCCCGAAGCTCGAGGCGATCGCGGAACATCTTCCGCCGAAGATCTTGGCCGTGTGAGATCGACGTGAGGAGCGCATGGTAAGCGCGCCGCCACGACGGGTTGCGACCGAGCAGCAGGCCCCGTCCCGATTCCCAACCTGTTTGAGTCGGCTTGGCTCGCCCGGCGCCTGCCTCCGCTGCGCGTATGCCCGGCCGGGTTGCCAGAACCCTCAATCATCGTACCTCATCTTGCGCCTTGCGCTCGGCGAGTAGCTGCTCGGCCTTCTGGCGATAGAGTTCATAGATGCCCCAGCCCTTCATTTCGGGATTGAGCATGTCCAAGGCTCCGCTGCAGGCATCGACCTCGTCGTCATGGGCGAGATCGGGGAACCCCTCCAGGACGCGGAACAGGTCCTCGTTCCAGCGGCCTCGCAGGATCTTCACGTTGCCGGCGCGGCACTGCGAACTGAACGGTCCGAACCTGGTGAGCTTGTCGCCACTCTCTGGGGTAGGCGCTACGGTGAAGCCGCTGAACGCGCGCACCAAGTGCAGCGCCTGGCTCTTGCCGGCCTGCCCCGGATCCTTGCCGAACCCGATGCGGACCCGCTTGCCGTCCTGCGTCGCGGTATTGAGCAACAATCGATCGACGTCGCCCGGGTTCGCCCGCCCGCGCACCATATCCAGGAGCCAGTAGCCGCCGTTCTTATCGCGGCCGAGCTTGATCCCAACAGTCCAATCGGGGTCGTTGAGCTCGGTCTTTTCGGTCGCCGCGAGATCCCAATAACGGATGACATCGAGATCCGCCGGGACCTCGTCGACGACGGCACACCACTCCCGCTTGAAATAGAGCCCGGCAGCCGGCCGGATCTTCCAATTGCCCCCCAGCAGCCGCTCGCATTCGAGCAGCGGCAGCGACAGCAGCGAGGCGAGATATTCCGGGTTGACCCGCAACAGAGCGGGGTTGTCGAACACCTTCGCCGGGATGAAGGTGACGCTGACCGGCTGCGGCGGGTCGATGCCTGGCGGAAGCTCCGCCGGCCGCGGTATGTATTGCATCAAATCTTCGGGCCGATCGGCCCAAACGATCTTGCCCGAGACGCGGATGTAATAGCGCAGAACGCCGGCCCGCTCGGGGATCGGGAGCCCGGTCTCCTGGTCAATCCACCATGCCAGGAACTCGGCGACCCAACTGTCGGCGTCCGGGTTGCACGTCGCACGGATATAAGGCCTGACGCCGCAGGTCGAGCGGTTGCGGCTGACCATGTAGAAGAACTGATGCGCGGTGAATTGCGTCAGCTCGTCGAAACAGATCAACGTGATCTGAGCGCCCTGCCAGTCGTAAATGGTGCTTTCGAGCTGCAGATGCGAAAACTTGATCTTGCCGGCGCGGGGCCAGCGCCACTCGTGCACTCCGACGTGCGGAGTACCGCCGACCCACGGATAGAAGTTGAGGCTCTCATCCCACAACGCTCCGGGATTGGTGATCTGGGGCGTCGTGCGCCGGAAGAAGACGGCGGTGAAGTTCGCGATCCGGCCGACGTGGCGCAGCGGCTCCAGGATTAGTCCGACCGTCTTCCCGCCACCCGCCGCGCCGCCGTATATGCAGATGTCGGCGGCGGTTCGCAGAAACTCGGTCTGCGGTCCGAGCTGCGCCGAGATCGTGGTCCGTGGCGATGACGACACTTATTACCCGCCGGTCAAGACCATCTGTCGCTCGTTGCCGGGGAGCGGGTCACGACCGTTGTCGGGCAGAATGACCACGGTGTGTTTGGTCCGCCCGGGTCCCCTTGCGGCCTGTGATCTCGGTCATCAGCATGAGATTATGTGCTGGGCTATGGGAGCTGCCGAGGCTGTCGTCTGCCAGCGAAGTATTTCTGTTGCGCGCTTCGCAGCACCTGCGTCAGCTCAGGATCTCGGCTGTTATCGGGCAGGACGAGGACCACCTTTGAACTCGACTCGGCGTCGGTGCCCGGAATTGGGTCATCCGGTGCCATCCTCTCCCGCCAATTCGCCCGCGTCTTCAGCCAGAAGATGATCGCCGTGATATTGCCCGCCTTCGCGGCGGCGAACAGATAGCCGGAGATCGTCGCATTGGCCTCCGCCACCCCGCGATCGAGCTCATCACGCAAGCGCTTGCGCAATGTCTTCGGCGCGCAGCCAATAATCTTAGCGATATCGTCCTGACGGACACCGACACCCGCCAAGTACCGCACCTTCTCGCGCATCGCCTCATTCACGACAAATGCTCTTCTCGCCATGGGCGGCTCCTGATTGATCGCGGTCCGAGCTTCCGGCGCGCTCGTCGAAGGATTGACCGGAGGCTTGATGCTTGGCGGCGCGCCCGGTGAAGAGCTGCCAGCGCCGCACGACGACATCGACATAAGCGGGGTTGAGCTCGAGACCGCAGCAGACGCGGCCGGTCATTTCGGCCGCGATCAAACTCGTCCCCGAGCCGAGAAACGGGTCATAAATCGCCTGTCCGGGCCGGCTGTTGTTGTCGATCGGACGGCGCATGCACTCGACCGGCTTCTGGGTACCGTGCCCCCAGCTCTGCTCGCGCTGACGGTTGCCGAACGGATTGTTGTTGACGATCTCCCAGACCGTCGTCTGCGTGCGGTCGCCGCGCCAATGACTGCCCTTGCCCTCGCGCACGGCGTACCAGCAGGCTTCGTGCTTCCAGTGATAATCGCCGCGGCTCAACGTGAAGTGCTGCTTGGCCCAGATGATCTGAGCACGAAGCTGCAGCCCGCAAGCAGCCAGACCGGCGGCGACGACGTCGCCGTGCAGGGCCCCATGCCAGACATAGGCCACGTCCCCCGGGAACAGCGCATAGGCCTCCCGCCAGTCGGCGCGATCGTCGTTCAGCACCTTGCCCTGCGCAAGCTTGCCCCTGCTGAGCTTCCGGCGCGCTCGCCAGGACGGCTCGTAGCTGACCCCATAAGGCGGATCGGCGATCATCAGGTGAGGCGCGGACCCGGCCAGCACTGACGCGACATCCGCCGCGATGGTGCTGTCGCCGCAGCCAACTCGGTGGTCTCCCAACTGCCATATGTCGCCGACCCCAGCGACCGGTTGATCGAGGACTTCCGGAACGCTGTCGGGATCCGTCAGACCGCTCGATCCCAAAGTGGCCAGGATGGTTTCGAGCTGATCCGGGTCGAAGCCGATCAGGTCGACGTCAAAACCGGCGGATTCGAGCTCGCGGAGCTCGTTGCGGAGCTGCTCGGGGTCCCAGCTCGCTCGCGCCGCCAGTTGATTGTCGGCCAGCCGATAGGCACGCTTCTCCTCCTCGCTCCAGCTCCGCGCGACGATCACCGGGATCGAGTTCAGCCCCAGCTTTGCCGCCGCATTGACACGCGCCTCGCCGGCGAGCAGCATACCCTCCTCGTCGACCAGCACCGGCATCGTCCATCCCCATTTGAGGATGGCGGCACTGATTTTGTCGAGGTCGGCCTCGCTATGAAGCCGGGAACTGTTCGCGTAGGGCACCAACCGCTCGATCGGCCAGCGCTCGACTCGGTCGGCCGGCCACGGACGGGTCGACCGCGCACCCGCGAACTCCGATTGTGTCAACAACATTTTTCACCTGTTTAATAGTTAAAGTAATAACGAATACAACGTTCAACCAAAGCCGGTACCTCTCCTGACCGGTTTTGTAACGGCGGAATGGATCCAACGGCTCGGCCAATGCGGATACCGCAATCTCTTCTTCGCAATTATTCTGCGGATCGAGCGCAGGCTCGCACATGACCGAGCTGATATTAGGAGGCGCAGCACTGAGTGTGGTCCGCGGGACCACCGCTGAAAGGCCGACGTCTCGGAGATATTATATTATTCGCTATGCGGCACCTGGGTTCTCGACATGGACGCCGCACGGCGCCTCGAACGACGGATCGCTTGGGATGTTTCGGTCGGAGGACGGCTCGGTGTGCGGCCGGCTCATGCTGCCCCACCCTCACGCTCGGCGATCGAGCGCAGCAGCATGAGGGTCGGGCAGATCACCGCGCCGAGCCGGAAAATCGGTGTCCGGTTTGCGGAGCGGCTCCAAGACCAAGTGGTACCCGGCGGGCCGCGCGCGGGCGTCCTCGCGCCCGAACGGATATGCGCCGATCGCATCGGCGCCATAGAGAAGATCGTCGGCGAGTTCGCCGGCAAGCGGTAGGGACGTAGACATATGATCCCCGCGATCATTGATCTGGGAATCCTGCCATATATCGAGGCGCGAGTCGGCCGATTGGGCCAATCAAGGCCGATTTCAGATCAAATCGGCCTTACTCGATCAATAGGTTAGGTGCGGCTCCGCGCGTGGCGAACCCTTGTTGACGCGACCGCGGCACTCGTCTATCCACCTACGCACGTATCCACGGATCGTCGACTCGGGAGGATTATG